ATGGAACCGTCCAGGCCTTGCTTCTGCAACATGATCGCCCGGATGATGGCAGAATACTGCCGGGACAAAGTGTTGGTGTCTCGGCGCGTGTTGGCCGACGTGAAGACTCCCACGCCAACAATCCACGCTGCACGGTAGCGACCGTCTCCCTCGGCCGCAGGAGGCGTTGCATTGAGTCCGGTACTCACCACGACGATGCTAGGTATTTGATGTGTTCCTTCGCGCTGCGTCTCGTCGGACGTGAGCCAGGCTCTGGGCTGCGGAAAAGAGTCGCGCTCCATGCCTCGCTGCAACTCAAGCTCGCGAGTGTAGGTCAAGAACCAGTCTTGCAAGACTTGCGAAACTGCATGCTCAACCTGACCGCCGTCGACAATCGGAAAGAAGACATCAGGAGTGGCGGTTGGAGCGACGGTCACAGGATGGCCTCCTCTCCCCAAACCTTCATCAAGTGCTCAGTGATGATGTTGCGAATCTCACGCAAGTCGTCGGGCGTGAATTGCGTGAACGGCCTGATCGCATTCTCGATATCTGCGTACACGAGCGTTGAGCCCAAATTGACTGATTTGGGCGTGACGTCGAAGATCTGATGGGGAGAGCCCAGCTTGGTCATCGACTCTCGTAGCTCAAGCTTCGCATGCAGGATACGCAGATCAAGACCCTCATGCTCCTTGCGCTTGCCCCATTCCTCAGAGTAGGGCAACCAGCCAGGGCCACCGCCACGGAATCCTTGATAGTCAAAGATCTCGTCCTCAACCTCCATCATGAACAAGCCTACTTTGTTCATGGCGTTCACGGCGAAAGAAGCAGCGTAGCCCATCTTCTTGAATTTCTCGACGACAAGCTTGTCACCCTGAATCACGATCTCAAACTGCACTACAAAGGCCTCCCAGGAACTATGCGAGGATCGCCCTGAGGGAATGCCCAGGAAGCTACTCCCTCAATCATGGGCTCTTCCCCATAGATCTCTTCTTCGGCTTCGCGCTCGATTGCTTTCTGCAGTGCACCACCCATGCCATCCTTGCCGACGAGCAGGTAGAAGTCTTCCTTCAGTTGCTGGTAGGGAGAGCGGTTGTTTGAAATTTGCTCCGGGTAGTAAGAACGCTCAATGATCATGGCTGCCCGCAGCGCGATGGCCTCGTGGACGATGCCGTAGGCTTCGGCGGGAATATCCGTGTCGATGTACATAGAGATGTCCTGCGCGGCTTGCACGATGATCTCACTTACCTTGACGTAGGTTGGGCGGGTATCAGCCGTCCAGTCGCCAACCTCATTGCCCATCCTGTCCTTGGTGCGCGCGATGATCAGGTTGGCCACGTCTGTAGAGCTTGGGACAGCTTCCAGCGGAATGAACGAGTCCAGAACCAGCAAATCCAGCGACACAAAGTCCACCGTGTCGTCCCAGGTGAACACATATGAGCCGATAGTACCAGGCGCAGGCCCAGTGTAAGTGTATGAACCGGGAGCAACTTCGATGATGTCGTCCGTAGTGCGCGGCAAAAACACAGAGCCATCAGCGGCACGCTTGATCTCCACGCCTATCGTGCCCACCAAGCCTGGGGGCGCTGCCCAGACGCTATCGCTGAATGACTCGCCAGTCTTTGCTACGATGTCAGCCATCATCCTCCACGTCGCCGTTCTGAGCTGCCTTCTCAGCTACCCGCATTGCCTTCCTCTGTTGCCGCATCGATTCTTCGTCCGCGACGGCTTCGGCGTTGGCCTCTTCCTCTTCGGCCTCCTGCTCTTCGAAGTTCTGTGCCTCCTGAAGCAGCACGCCGGGCAGGTAGTCCTCCATCCAGGTATCAAGCTCATCCGCCCGCACCTGGACAGGAGGAAGATTGACGAAGTGCGCGAGCTCTCCGTTTTCACGCGCTGCCGCTACGGGGGAAATCTGGCACACCATGGTATTAGGGTTGAACTTCTCGACGCCACGCTTGGCCACCAGCACGACAGGCTCCGGCGTGACGGTGACCTGCGCGAACTCGAAGATGTACTTCGGTCCCTTCGGTGCCTGCACTTCAGCCTGAACATCGGCCTCAAGTCCTAGCCGATCTCCCTTCTGCGTTGCTCTTGGCCTTGCCATTTCGCTCCCTCGCTTAGACGTTGTGGACATCGACCTTCATAGAGAACATTGTGAGTGACGCTGCGGCGGTAGTGTTCACACTCACTGTGATCTGGAAGAAGTACCAACCTGCCGAGGCAATGGTGAAGTCCCCTGATGTGCCTGTGACCGTCGTAGTTGGGTTGGTAAAGTTGACGGTGGCCACCGCCGCCCCAGGGTTCGGATTCCATACAGAAGATCCGCCAGAAGGCGCTCCGGCAGGCACTAGCTGTACAGCAAAGTTTGATGTAGAAGCAGTCACGTTGCCCGCCGCCACAGCCGAGAGCCTGAAGTATGTGGTTGTGCCAGCAATTGCGTAGTCTGCCGGATCGATCCACACGCTTGCCCAGGTGTTACCGGATGCGCTGAAGAGAGGCGTAGCACCGCCCGTCGTTACACCATACGCTCCGGTTGCAACGGTTCCTGCGACCCTTGCCGTTTGCACCGCCAATGTTCTGCGCAAGCCACTCGGTACAAGCCCTGTGAGCTCGGTCTCGTCCACCCTGATCTCGGCGTGGCCGCTGCCAAGGTCGTTGACATCAAGGCCATGCGTGAAGTCCAGCTGGGCAGGCACGGACACCTTGGTAGTTCCATCTTCCTGTACAGGCGGTGCGCTGCCGCTGGCCGCTACGAACGTGCCATCCTCGCGCAAAAACTTGGTGGTGCCAGGCGAGCCGGGATATGACGTGGCAGCAACCGTGCCCAGACCAGTGACTGACGATGACGGGATGGTACCGAAGCCTAGCGCACCGGCTGCGCGCCGCAGCACATGACCGTCGGTGCCGGCCTGAATGTCGCTGGGCGTTCCGGACGACGCGCCAGTGTTGCCCATGACTGACGTAGCGATGGAGTTGCGCAGCTTCGCTCCTGTAATGGCGCCATCAGCAACTGCGGCAGTTGTCACCGCCAGCGGTGCAATCTTGGTAGTGGTTACCGAATTGTCTGCGAGTTTTGCATCTCTCTGCTCCCAACGGTGGGACGCTTCGTTGTAAGAAAACGAAACCCAGTCACGATCGGTCAGGGTGATGTCTCCGCCACTAGCCATCTCGATCTGGTTGGTGAGAGTGGTGTTGTGCTTGAAAGTGACCTTGCCGGCAGACGGCATCTTCCTGAAGTTCGCAACCTGCCCCGGCGATGGGTTAGTGCCAGCGTTGATGTAACTGATCGTGATGTCTGAGGTTGGCGTGAGTGCAAACTCGATGCCTGACTCAACAGGCGGTCCGCCGAAGGTGATCCAGTATGTGTTGCCCCCGGTCTTGCTTGTCTGTACGTCGCCGCCGTAGAAGACGATGGAGCCGTCGTCGTAGCGCAGATCCTGGAGCGCCGTGGTGATGCCGCCCGGACGGGTATTGAAGTCAATGTCGTCAGTCGTCAAGGTCTGACCGTTTGGCATCTGGATCTGAATGCGGAACACACCAGCCGTTGCGTTCATTATGATCCGCTGCACCTCATCGTGCGTGGCATCGCCTGGTGTCGGCGTATCGACGGTGGCCGTTCCGACAAGGTCGCCAGTCAGCAGGACTATCTGGTTTATGTTCATATTCGAGTACTGACCGACCTTGTTCAGCGAGAGCGTGTCGTTGGTAGTCACGGTGGTTATGAAAATCGCAGGCGCTCGCGTACCGTGGGCAAGACCGCTCATCAGCTCGACAATACCCAGCCCAGTGATAGTCACGGCTTCACGTGCGCCCGTTGTTCCTGGCGCTACAGTGGCGAGCGTGATGTTCGTGCCCTGCGCTGAATCGGTGAAGTTTTCCTCAGCGTTAGCCGCAATGGCGGCAGCAGCCTTGGTGACGTCCAGGTACTTTGATCCTCCGATAAAACCATCGCTCGCGATGAAGCTGCCGCAGAAGTTGTAGCGGCCAAGACCCTGCCCGGCCTGAATGCCCGTGCCATTGGCGCCCTTCCCCGGCTTGGGCTTGATGCCCAAGCCCAGGTTGTCGCCGTTCGCGACAACCATGCGCTGGTACAGCAGCGTCCCGGCGGGAAGGAACAAAGAGCCGGTAGGAATGTTCGAGCCCTTGAACAACATTGAATATCCTGCTGGCGCGCCACCCTTACTCTTGGACAGGTAGCTGATGACGGTTGTGTCTGGCGTACCACCGATGGTCGCTAGCAGCGTGCCGCTGTCCGGAGGCTGCCGAATGCCGGGGTTATTGAGCTGAATGTCGACCAATGCTTGCACAAGGGCACCGTTCGCACACGAAATCGCATTGACCAACGTGAAGGTCGTCGCGGTTTTGGCCGTGTATGCTTGAGAGCCTGCCCCTGCCACGAGCACCGTACCCGATGACGCGAACCCGGCTGTGCTGGGAACAGTGAGCGTGGTAGTGCTCGTGTGCACACCACTCGCGGTGGTGGTGGCAAGTGTGTAATCAGCTGATGTGACCCCCGACCACCCTACCGCGCCAAGCAGCTTCGACGAACCAGGCGTAGCCAAATCGCCAAACAGAAGACTATTGTACGTTAGGCGTCCGAGGCTCTGACCGGACTTCTTGCCATCCAAGACGAGACCGGCAAACTGCTGGTTGGTTGCCGGAACAATACCGGGAACATCACCGTTGACGAGCGGATCGGGCCAGGCCGTATCAGTTCCATCTTTGCCCAGTCCGGTAACGGGCAGATCGAACGGTACGTTACCGATCAAGTATCCGCCCGTCGGCGTGATGGGATTGGTAGCAACGCCTGTCCCTACCTGAATCTGTGGGCCAGCTACGCGCTCAATCTGGTACTGCGGCAGGTCAGCGTAGTCTCGCACACGCGAGATTGCGCCCAGAGAAGTAGAGTTGCCCTTGGCTCGGTAGCCGAGCGAGAAGGGGATGTTGCTGCTACCACCGGTGATCCAGGAGTCGTCCATGAACCCTACGGCGAAGCTGCCGTCCTGGTACATGCGCAGTCCGGGTGAACCTGCTGGGATAACGACGGCGTCCTTGTTGCCGCTTTGCATGTCCACGGTGGTACGGACCATCAGCGGATAGTTAGGCTCCTGGTATGGAGGAGCGTTATTCGTGATCAGTTCCCAGTCTGACCCTGTGAACGCAAGCGTCACAACCTGTCCGTTGTTCGTCCCCTTCCAACTGGTTGTACCGTTGACGGTATGTCCAGTTGCCGGAGTGATAGTTAGGTTGCTAGTGCTCCAGTTCTTCGTGTAATCAACAAACGTGAAGCGTTGTCCAGGGACGCAGTTAGCTGGCATCACGATGCCGTATCCGCCAACGGCATGTATGAGGTTCGGATCAGTGAACAGCAAGCTACCGCCTGCGGTGATGACCCTGGGCGCTTGATACAGGCCAGCGGAGGCAAGTGCGGCCGGACCGCTAGTTGCACCGACAAGGCTTCTGCCAAGCGCGTTGAACGCCGTGACAGCTGCCGTCGACGCGCCTGTGTAGTAGGCAATTTGGTCAATGGAGCCGCTCAATCCAACAAGTGCACGGCCAGACGGCAAAAATGCAGTTCTGGCTGCTGTAGTTGGCCCCGAGAAGTACGGCACCTGATCGGCTGCTGGGGTGAGCGGCCTGATCGCGTCCAAAGAGGTGCTCTGCTGCTGCGCTCCGATAGCGGTGCGCGCTGCTGCCTGAGTGGCCGCTCCGATGATGCTCCTACCGACGGCGGTTAGTGAAGTAACCGCTGCGTGCCCCGGCGCATCGAAGTATGGAAGCGTGTCAACGTCGCTGGTGACACCTGCCAGCGCCTCTAATTCTGAATCAAGTGGCTGCCAGTGAGCGGTGAGCTCTGCCTTGACCCAGCCAGTAGACGCTATAGATGCATCATTGTCTCCGGCAGCTGGGGGCGTCTCAAGGGTTGGATTGCCCTTGAGGACAACGTCCGGCTTGATATAAACCAGCGGCAGATCGCCGGTGAGGTCGCCTCCGACTGGTCCGCCGCCACCTGACGGATGCTGGGGCCACTGCGTCATGAAATCTCCTGGGCAGGAATGGGGGCGACGTGCACCAGCTTCACCCTCGCCGTCGCCCCCATTGCCACTAGCCCTCGCCCCCGTTGCCCTCGCCGGTTGTGGCCTCGGCAAGCCTCTTGTCGAGAGCTACCGTGACACCCTTGCGGGGACCGTTGTCGAGTTGGTCCTCGGCGTCGAGAACCTTCTCGATCTGGTCGGGGTCGTTGCCTGCGAGAGCGATAGTCTCCTCGACGTTGAGGCCACGCTCCTGAATCAGAGACGCAACCTCGTCGGCGGACATATCGCTGATCGGCGTGACGGCAGACACCTGGCCGGGTGCTGACGTCTGCGCCGTGACCTGCGGCATGCCGGACTCGCTGTTGATTGCGGAGTACACGACCTCCGCGTCCGGACCGGCATACGTGCCTTCCTCGATGGCTTCACGTTCGTCGTCCGTGTAGAACGCATCGAGTTCCTCTCCTCTGTTGAGGTCGTACTCGCGAATGATGTCGACGACTTCGCCCAGATGAGCTATTGCCTCGACGATGACCTCCTGCGGCTCCTCCCCACCCTCATAGTACATCGGGTTGGGCCGCGCTTCACCATAGGTGAAGAACAGGTGCTTGATCATCTTTTCTGCCATCTGTCCTCCCTCCTAGGTGAGCCCGGTGAACTTCAGGATCGCGAAGGCATTGTTCGCGTACATCAGCGGCCGCACAGACGTCTGAACCCACGTCTGCTGCTTGCCGTTCGGATCCCGCCACGTCTCCGTTGCCAGCGGGGACTCGACCCGCATCTCGCCGACCTGTCCAGCAGAGACGGCATATGCGGTGCCGGCAGCGATTCGGTTCGTGACGAAGATGGTGATGCCGAAGCTGGCAAGCAGTGCAGCGAGCTTGTCGCCATAGATGCCTTCCAGGTTGAACATCTCCATCGGGTTCATGATCCAGAGATTGTAGTCCATCCCCATCTCCTCTTGCTCGGCCTGGAGGTCTGCCTTCGCGAAGTCCCTCGCGGGATATGCCGTGAAGTTTGACCCGCCTGCGCCGGTCAGGGTGTTGACGGAGCCCCAGCTGTTGCCGGAGACAGTGCGGCTGTTGGCAGTGACGAATGCCTCCAGCACCTGCACGCCGCGCTGGTTGATCTTGCGAACGACAGTGTTGGACAGCTGGCGCATGGCTCGCGTCCACTGCCCCACGTCGTTGCGGTCTCGTGCTTCGTCCGTGAAGAAGAACTTGCCGCCCCACTTCTCCGGGACAGCCACGAACGGTGCGCGCCTGCTGAACGCGATGATCGGGAACTCAGTTCCCGGCGTGACCTGCTGAATGTCACGATCCGCGTAGGAGTCAGGCGTGACGACGACGTCGTAGATGACCGCGCCACCAGTGACGCCACCGGCAGACGTGAAGATCCTATCGACGAAAAAACGCTTCGCCGTCAGATCCATCACCATCGGCGTGATGACCCTGGTCGGATTGTTCAGAGCGAAGTCGATCGTGAACGTCGTGCCGGTGATACTGGGCGGACCCAGCGGATTGACGATCGCCGCCGGATACGGTGCGGCCTGAACATCCGGCCCCGCCGCTGCGGTGAATGCCCCGGCGGAGCGGATGCCCATGCGCCGCATCTCCTGGCGCAGCAACTCAGGATCTGCTCCGCCGCAAGCGACAAGTTCCGCCAGCGTCGGAAGCTCAATCTGAACTGCTGGGCCGTGATCAGTCCTAAGCACCTTCCCTCCTTTCCGGGCTAGTTGTTCATCCCGTAGAGCTCGACGATGACATCGGCGTTGGCTGCACCTACGGTGTTGTGCGCCTTGCCGACCTTGCGGCCGGTTGAGTACGGGACGACCTTGCCTGCTGCGTCCACCTGCAACTCGTTGCCGGCAGTGACTGCTGCCCCTGACGTGACAGGGACCATTGTACCCGCGCCGCGCATGACGCCGCCACGGTTGTTGCTCGGTACGTCGTACATGACGACGCCGCCGACTTCACCGCCAGCCGCCGGAACACCGGCGCACTGAACGTTGCCGCCATCGTTCGCCGCCAACGGGTCAGGGGAAAGCGCCAGCGGCCCTGACTGGAACGTCGTCAGGGGTCCACAGAACGTCTTGCCAACGACTGCCCCAGTGAAGAAGACGGTGAGCTTCTGCGTGTAGGCGGCTTCGTAGACGGGGATTGCCTCGTTGACCGGCGACATTACCCCTCCTCACGCATGATCATGGGGACCTCGTCCCCGGCTTCACGGGTGGCCAGTTCCGGGAACAGCTGCTTGGTCCAAGTTGCGACCTGCTGCTGCTCCGCTGCGAGCACCTGACCGTTCTCGCCCGTCTCGCCGCTGGCCCTCTGCTTGAGCGGAATGAGTCCCGTCTCGAGAGATGCCAGCACCTGGCTATTGCCCTCGAAGTCTGCGGCGAGCGCCCTGAGCCAGTGTTCCTTACGAGCAGGAGGAATGCGTCCGTCGTCGATTGCTGCCGCGACGAGACCCTCGCGCTCCTTGCGGTCCTGGGCGTCCTTGAGCGAGACAGCCGTGGCCGCACCCGCCTTGACCTGCTCCCAGGTCTCCTTGTCCACCGTGACGAAGTCGCCTGCCGAAGCCGCAATACGCTGAGCTTCGGGGGCAGCCTCTGGTTCCGGCTGCTCTTCCTCGGTAGGCGATTCCTCCTCGTCGGGAGGCGTCTCTGCGGGAGGCTCACCCTCCGGCGCTGGCTCCGGCGGCGGCTCCGCCGTTTCCATTGCCGTGTTGAGCTCCTTCAGAGACTGCCGAACCTGCTCATCGGTGGCGTCTTCGGGCAAGTTCAGCTTGCGGCGGATCTCCTTGGGATCCATGCCACCCCTTTCTGTCTCTGGGCGCGAACTCGCCCGGGACTCGTATGTCGCCATGACCTCGTGGCCAACAGCGAGGGCAGCGGCGATGTGACTTGCCGCCTCCTTCTGCCCGTTCTCCTGCACGTAGTCCACGCGCACAGGACTTGGGTCGCCGAAGCTGACGGTGCCCTGTCCGTCAGATGCGAAGGACAGCATATACAGCTGCCCAGTTTTCTCGTCCTCGCACACCAGCTGGTTGGGATCCACCATGACGGCACGAATCCACCACTGCGCCGCTTCTGACGTGACGGGGACGTAGTCATTGTAGAAAGCGCGGCGAATGTCGTCCAAGTTCGCCGATGCTACCACTGTCACATTCCCACCCCCTTGGAGGCCGGACTCGAGCACAATGCCGGGAGGAAGATCCTCACCGTAGAACAGCGGCAGATCCTCCAACCGCGTGATGCCCGGCCATTTCACGCCGAGCAGCTTGCACGCCGATAGTACGAAGCGCCATTTCTTTCCTGAGTTGCTCTCCACGTCCCACCAACCTTCAATGCTGCGGTTGGGGAAGGCTGCTGGCATGATCTTGCCCAGCCACTTGGGAACACCCACGTAGTCGGCATACACCGTCATGCCGTTGTCAGACAGGCGCAAGTTGCGAGCAGAGCCCAGGTTAGGTGTACCATCATACTGCGCTCCATTGAAGCGCGGATCGATGTGCCCGATGCCGAGGCGCGGATTCGGAATGGCAGGATCCTCATTCGCGGCGGTGACCACGTCACGAAGATCGTCGGGCGTGAAGGTCGTAGGCCCAGTGCTGAGTTGGTATTCGATGCCAGCCTCCAGGATTGGCACGTTCGGAACCGTCATAAGGACGGGATCAGAAGATGCCATCACGTGAGGTGGCTGCTCCCAGTCAAACACGGCTGATGCCGCAGCGGGAGCGGGGGCAGCTTGACGAGTGGAGGGAGCACCCTGACCCGTATTTGCCGCCCCCGACTGGCCCGGAGGTGGAGGCTCCACGTTCGGATTTGTCAAAGCCTGCTGTTCAGTAGGCTGCTTGGGGCCGCCAGGCGTAACAACGAAATCAGGCCGTGGCTTGGTGCGCTTTGGCAATCGATACTTGTATCGGATGGCCGCTTCAAGTTCATCGTCCACCATGATGACGCCACGCTGCACAAGCTGGGCCAGCTGATCAACGCCCAGGCTGTCCTCACTTGTGCGCTCCCAAGTTAGCTGCGGAACAAGTTCTTCATCCTCGCCATAGTTCCAGTCGACCCAGTCCTCTATGAGGAACTCGGTCATCGTGTCGCAGTACCACTGTACGATGGCACGCTGCCCGACGATGAAGAAGTCTTCAAAGGTCTCGCCCAGTGCGTATGACCCCACGTGCTGCCCGCTCTGGGCGAGATTGACAAGCATCAGCAAGAATCTGCGCGCCATGGACTCATCGCGCTGCGCGATGGACTCAGTCACGCGGCTGCCCGACGTGCGCGCGATCGTGATGTCCGTGCCATAGGGCACTGCGCCTCCTGCGGTCTCACCGACGCGCAAATCCTGCATCATCTGGCTCAGCTGATCAACCTCACCGGGCGTGGCGCCAGATGGAGCGGCGGCAAGCGGGATGCCACCTGCGCGCTCGTGGTTGATTGCGTCAATGCGAACCAGACGATCCTTGATGATCCAATCCTTGTAGCAGTCGCGCAGCATAGAGCGACCGACCCAGTTTGCACCTTCCTGTTCGAAGATGAAGCCGACGATCCGATCAACAGGAATCTCTGGCACCGGCTGATCAGGGATCCAGTTGAATGGTCTGTACTGGCTGATACTCACCAGACCGCCGTCGTCCGCCATGTTGATCTGATCAATGGTGCGCGGCATGATGGGAGCGAGCTTGCGCAGCCGCCACATGCCATCCACGATCGTGCCGACCTGCTCGAAGTACATGTGCCCATAGATCAACGCCAGCATCGCTTGCTTGATGTGCTTGGAGTGGGCAAAGCGGTGCTTGAGGCGTCGGCGTGGGGTGTCATCCTTGCCCCGGATTGGCAAGTTGAGGTCTTCGCTGACGCCCGTCACGAGCGTTGACTTGGCGCCATTCTCGTCGATGATGAAGCGCAGCTGGCTGATGCCGTAAGCCACGGCGGTGTACAAAGCTGCAAGCTGCGAGTCTGTACGCATCTGGTCGTACATGTAGACGCTGCTGGGCCAAACAAGTTCCGGGACAAACTCGGTCTCGTCCAAGAACTGGCTCCAACCAAGAGGCTGCCCCGACAGCGGATTGGCAGACACGTATGCGCCCCCACCCGTCAGAGACGGAGCAGAGAGCTGGTTTGTGGGAGGGGCAGCCCCCTGGTAGGTTCTGGTGCGCGGTCGGCCGACTGGCGGCATCTACACGTTTCCCTTGCTTGGCGTGATTGCGCCAAAGCCGCCGTCCAGACGGCCAGACGGAATTGAGCCAACGTTCATGACGCCAGTGCCCGACGGATTGGTCTCGACGCCCTCGGTGTCTGCGCCATGAATAGTCGTGTCCATCTCAGACGGCAGAAATGAGTTCGCCGTCGCCTTGTCGCGCATGAGGAAGCTGTTGCGGAATGGCGTGCCGGCAGGATGCGCCGGGAGGCCTGCCTGTCCGTTCTTACGTGCCACTGTTGCCACCGTCCTTGTTCTTGGAGTAACCACGTGCGACGGCATACAGACCCGTCGAAATTGCTGACGCGACCGCAGCCCACGTGCTGGGCAGATCACCCGCCAGCGCCCCTGCGAACACAGAGAGGTTGACGAGGAACCAAGTCAAGAACTCGCTGGTGAAGATGCCGCGCTCGCCAGGAGTGTTGTCTGGCTCGATGAGTTTCTGTACGATCTTGGGCATTACATCCTCCTGGTGAGCAAGTCACCTGTGAGAGACGACGGCGACGTGCTCGTCGTCATGGTTCCGGCATGCTGAAGAGACATGACGGCTGCATCCGCGAGATCTGGCGAAGGCAGGCCACGAGCGCGCACGTCGTCCTTGCTTTCTACAAAGATTCGGCCAGATGAATCAACTCCCCACTTCACAGACCCCAGCTGTGCCGCCAGCGTCTGGTCTTCTGGGTCGAGGTCAATAAGTCCTTCCTCCGCCCACTCCCGGAACGTCCACCAGGACTCGGATCGCCTGTTCTTGAATTTTGCTGGGTTCTTGGCGCGTTCACTGCCCTGGTAGGCAGCCACTTCAAAGCGCAACTCGCGCAAGCGGTCGTACACGCCGGCACCGACCCCAATTATGTCCACATTCGCCGGGATCATCTTGCCGTTCTTGAGCATGAGGTGCGGCCTGATCTTGCCGACGGATTGCATCGTGTCCACCTTCGCCCAGACATCAACCCTGCGAATCTGTCCGCCACGGTTGTGGTAGATGCAGGACTTGTCGGTGCCCATGCGCGCGACGTCGATGCCGAACCTGCCTAGCTCGAGACCGGACAGATTGACTTGGAAACACTTCTCCAGCACGGATGGCGCTATCAGGTACTCGTCCGAAATATCCGGGAACTCGCCCACCACCTTGCTCATCCAAATGGGTGAGCCCTCTCCCCAGTCTCTGCGGCGCTGATCTACCCATTCCTGCGATACCAGATCTTGCCGAAGTTCCTCCGGGACTTCCTCCTCCGTGAAGTTCGGAGAGTCAAACGCTGAGATAGTAATGACCTTCCAACCAGAACCAGGCTTGCATATCTGGGCGAAGTGCGAGTTGGGATCGTCCGGGTTGCCGATGGCCAGCACGCGAGCATTTTCATTGGTCGCCAGCGCCAGCACTGCGTTCCAGAGCCACTCAGGGATACCTCCGGCCTCGTCCAGTATTGCCATGAAATACCTGGCATGAATCCCCTGAAAGGTGTACTCGTCGTAATCCGCTGGTTTGCGTCCAAGAGCAATCAACTCCTCGTCGCTGGCACCACGTTTCTCCGTGTTGCCCATGTGCCATTTGCAGTCCAGGGTAATGCGGCCCTTGAGCTTGCCTTCCCGGTGACGCCTGCGGATTTCCCGCCAGAGAATTGCCTCTACCTGAGGCCAAGATGGTGCTGTGGTCACCAGGAACGCACTGCCAAGATCGTGGACGTCAAGCCACCATGCCCCAGCGACTGATGCCGTGTGAGACTTGCTCACAGAATGCGCTGCCTTGATCGCCACGAGTGGGTAGTCCCGGACTGCCTCCAGAACCTCAATCTGCTTCGACCACATAAACAAGCCCAGCTTGCTTTGCGCCCAACCGACTGGGTCGGTGATGTGAGGGTCAGCTTCAGGAAAGAGGTACTGAAGTGCTGCGTCAACGGTGCCCGGAGGGAGGGTGACCGTGCTCATGCGGCTATCCGATTCCTCCGGGCGGCGATGACGGTGAGCCTTTCCTGCAATCGGGACCAGGCCCACATTTCCAACTCTTCGTAATCATATTGAGTGCTACGGGATCTGGTCGTCTCAAGATACTCAGCCCAAGCCTCGGCTTCTCCTGACCTGAGCCGCTCTTCAAGGGTATGATGCTTCGTGCGTGGCATGGAGAATCCTCCTCGCGCCCTCCTCGTGCGCCCGTTGCGAGGTTTCCCACCTGATTCATGCCGCCTCCTTGTTGGCATCCTTGGCAGCATCTAGAACCTTTTGCCGAGACGTACCTTCAACAATCTCGGCACCACCTTCAACAAGCAAGAGATGCTTGCGGATCGCTTTCGGCGCGATCAGCTGCTGCTCCTCCGTGAGATTCAGTTCGCCCAAAATCCCTTGGATGAGTTTGGCGATCGTCTGCCCATACGTCTCCGCCAGGCGCACGTAGCGTTCGGCTATTCCCATGCTGATGGCGATCTGGCTGAAGCGGGTGAGGTCGTTCATCGCATGCTGGCGCTCTCGAGCATACAGGTGGAACTGCTTGCCCACCAGCGTGTCCTCGATCCAAGATTGCTCATCGAGATCAGCCATGCGGTCGCTAAGCCACTTGATCTCGCCAGCACGGATGCGGATGCACCACATGATGGCCTCGAAGGGGTTCAGCTCAAGCTCCTCGCCCAGCAGCTTGCGCATTTCACCGCCTGCGGCACTGGCTACGTGCGTGGGGGATGAGCCACCGTGGTATTTGCATCTGCCGACCCCTGGGTGGTTGGTGCCGAAGCCCGCAGCGAGCTGACACTTGCCCCGAGATCCCTTCTCGCCGCCGTCCCGCACCTTCTTGTTGGCATTGCACACCGCGCCCATGCGTTTGCTGTGTGAGCGCGTGCCCCTGGGAGCATACGGCTTGGGCTGGTCGTGGTACTTGTAATCCTCGACATGCTCAAATGCCTTCTTGCGGCGGTCTCTGGCAGTGCTAGTGGATCCCTTGGGCCTGCCCTTGCCGTTGTTGGGCTTGTTGCTGCTGGGCATCAGTACGGCCGCACCGGAGGCATGATCGTGAGCTTGAAATGCTCGTAACCGGGAGCACGCTGAACGTCCGCGCCCGGCTTTGCGTCTGGTGACCACTGTACATGCCCTCGGGGATCATCCTGTTGGCCGTCACCGAATTGAACGTCGAGCCAACGTTGCTCGCCGCCCTCGGCTGACAGTGGGATCTTCCCGTTCGTCACTCTGGGGTCGTGAGTATAGCTGGTTTAGAGCCGGTGCGCTAGTCCTATCGCGGTCTCGCGCGTACGCGCGAAGAACTTCGCGCTCGCGCGCTCGCGCGTACGCTCGCGCGAGGCGTAGTGCAGACACACGGCAGCCCCGACCAAGGAGCTCAGGAAACCACCCGGAAACCTGGCTGCGACTCGTCGGGGCTGCTCGTGCTGGCCTACGTGCCTGATGATAGCTGAAGACGCTGGATGCGAGCTACCCGCAGAGCCACGTGCTTCCAGGCAGATCGCTCATGTTCCCTGCCGACAACCCAGCAGTTCCAGTCCTTCAATCGCTGCTTTGTGCCATATGCCGAAGAGTCAGACGGCAGCTGAAGGATCATCCTAGGTGCGTGAATTCTGGCCTTGCTGTTGATCTTGCGTCCCTTGAACTCATCTGCCCTGCCCATGCGGTATCCCTCAACTCCCCACATGATCCGAATGGGGCTCTGTCCCTCTTTGCCGCCGGGTGTGGGCCCAGGCCGCTGAACGAAGTCCTCGCAGACAAACTCCACGGCTTGCGGATCCAGAAGCCGCTCATACACGCATTCTCGGTAGAACGTCATCCAGAATGTGGCAATGAGCTTGATCTGCTCATATTCGTCACCGACGACCGTCGTGCTGTCGGCATGTAAGCGTGAACGCATCGCCTCGGCCACCGTGAGGTCTGGTGAGGTGTCAAAGACGCCCCAGGCCAAGCCACTAGATCCTCCAGGGTCGAGTGCAAAGATTGCACGCATGTGCCCGGCTGTCATGTGTGTCTCACCACCAACCGAACGTTCTGCCGACCAGGGCGATGACAAGGCCCAAGATGACAAGGACTGTGAACTCAAGAAATGTGGGAGGTCGGTTCATTTGCGCTTCCTCCTTCCTCTGCGCGTTCTAGGGTTCTTCTTGCCTTTGCGAGCGTTGGTTATGCGGGCAGCACTGCGCTTGCTGAATCCTTTCTTGCGCAAAGCGTGGTACATTGGCCAACTCTTGACTTGCTTGCCGGGCATTGTGTCCTCCGTGTGCTTTGGGTGGTTGGCGATGAGATGGTAGGATTATAGCTGGAGCTGGTTGGTTCGCGCTCGGTGTTATAAACCAAGCCTCGCTGAGCAGGCAGGATTGCTCTGTGACCACGGTACGTCCCGGTGCATTGCCAAGGTCACGAGGTATTGCTCCCAGCGTGTGGCTTCGTAGGCGTGAGGAGCATATCTGCCTCCACCGTACGTGAGCCATGTACTGTTGAGGAAATTGATCTCTCCCTCGAACTGTCCATCGTTGTAGTGCCAGTCGTTGCCTGACTCACAGTTGCCTAGCGCAATGTACCACGCCGGCAGCGTGTGCCTTGCTGCCTGTGCTGCGCGCTGCTTGGCAAGGATGCGTTTGATGTGTGCTCTGGCGTGGTTGAGCTCGCGCCTGTGAAACACGTACATCTGGTTGACGTATGTGAGTGATGCTGATTGGCGCACCATGGCTAGGTTGCGCTTCTGGCTCCACCACTGGTCGTGCGCCGCGATGATCCTGTAGCGGCGGATGGCCGGCATGGACTTGGGGAAGTGCCAGGGCTGGTAGTGGAACGTTGGATGGTACTTGTTGGTGTGGTTGGTGTGGTTGGTGGTAGTGTGCCGTGTTGTTGCTTGGGTTGCTGTTGTCACGCCGGCAGCCATGAATGTGACTGTGAGCGTGACTGTGAGCAACTTGCGCATGAGGATGATCTCCTTTGATCGTTTACCGGACGCGTCCGCTGGTGCTAGGTGCCGGACGTGGAGCGGTTGTTTATTTGTATCACCACCTTTCGAGATCGGTCGTTTAGCGGGGTGTCAGGGTGTGTCTGGGGTGTGTCTGGGGCGTGTCTGGGGTGTCGGGGTATTTTACCGGGTATGCATGGTGCCGTAAAGCGTGTTTAGGTGGTGTTTTATTCTGGTTGGAATTGTTCGCGTACCCTCGCGCGTCGCGCGCGGGGGACATGCAGGCGGGGCGGTGAGTGATCCTCGCCTTCGCGCGTGCGGGCGCGAGCGGGTACGCGCTCGGACGAGGACTGCGCGCGACACGTCGGTGAGTGGCCCCCGCCCGTACGCGCTCGCGCGAATTGAATGTTCTTTCGTATAGGTTTAGTATTTAGGTTTACTCTCGCGCGCGAGGGGATGCAGGATTGACGATTCTGAAATTTCAGAATGTTTTCGGATTGATTAGTAGGTTTTAGTAGGTTCCGATTGGGGAGGTTTTCAAGTGAAAAAGTGGTGGAAAATTCCAAAGATCGACTTTTCGTTCTTCGGACTTGTGTCTGGAAAATTCCACGATTGCTATAGTTTTCAGGGGGTGAATTGAGTGAGCGAACGTAACCCCGAGGGCCCCCGGAATCTTTTTAGTAATTCTGAGAATAATTCCGTGTTTCTTATCGGATTTGACGACGAAATTATTCCTAAAATAGCCTATTGATAATTCCGTTTCGTAATTCCTAAACGAATTCCGAAACGCTATAGTTCAGAACGCAATCAATGCTCATAAAATTGCTGGTAAATAGCCCCCTTCAATTACCAACCCCACAATACGAAAGGGCTTATTAGCGGGTATTTCGTATTGAAATAACTATTCCCCTTAGTAATACAGAAGCGGAATTGTCAAGCGGTATACCCTCAAGTATACCTCAAGGCGTATACCTCAAAAAGGGAATTACTCAACGGTATATAGCGCGGAATACCCACAACCCTTTATATCAAAGGGTATTCCGTACCCCGTATATACAGAGGCCCCTATAACCAACCCCGAATTACGAAGCCGGATTAGGAGTGCCTATATAGACCGAATTCGTCACGGAATCCCGCGACCGGATTCTGTTACGGAATTAGCCCGTTACACGAGTTATACCACGTAAATACGCCAGTTTTCTAGACGGAATACTGTCGGTTCCCCTTCGGCGTATAGTCACTTTTAGCTATAATAGCCTTCGGCTAGTTAGGTATTGCGTTACGAATTACCCTGAGTAATTCGGATCCTAATTAGCTAGCGGGTCCGGCGTTAGGCGGGCCGGGCGGATCCGGAATTTACCTCCGGAATTCGCGGCGGCTCCGACCGACGGCTTTTAGGGTAGCCTCGCGGGGGACCGGGCGTAAATCCCGGTCGGTACAGGATCTCGTATTCCGCGCGGAATACTAGGGCCCAGGTTATCCGGTCAATTCCCTCGGGAATTCGCCGCGATTAGCCTCATCCCTATCCGAAGTAGCGCGGATATCCTAGGGCCACTTTACTACGGTATTAGGTCGGCGGAATACCCCGAACGAACCCGATAAACGGCGGAAATTAGCTTCAGAAATACGGAGCCCAATTCCCTACGGATTCCCGGAAGGAATTCGGCATAATTGGCGTAACGCGCGAGGTTATCGGGTAGGAATTCGGCGGTTACTATTTGTCGCAATTTACGAGAACGCTAGCCCGTAGTTGAGTAAATATACCTCCCTCCCTGTTAGTAGGGAATACGGCGAGAATTCCGGTAGGCTTAGGTCTACGCCTGCCGGAATCCCGCCGCGAATCCGGACCGCAACATAGCGCCGGATTTACGGCGGGAATTACCCCGCGGAACCCTACAAGGAGGCTACTATAGCCGCGCCATATCAACCTCATAATCCGCTCCCGCCTCGCGCGGTCGGATTACCCGCGTATTCCTACGGTAGTACCGCCAATTACGGCGCAAATCCGGGGAATAATTGCGGGGCGCTAATTGACGCCGAATTCGTCCAGGCTATTCGGACGCGGCGTCCGCGCCTCGGGAATATTCCTGAGGAATATGTAGCGCGATTTCGGGTCGGACAAAAATGTCCGAATATCGCGATAGTATCGCGGTCCCGGGACGGTAAAACGCTACATAGGTGCGCCGATCATTTGGCGGACCTTAGCGCGAAGTAGATCGGAATTCCTAGCGGATAGGGCCGGGCGAATTAGCCCGGCCTATTCCGGTAGCAATCCCGCTACCTACCCTACCAAGGAGGCCGTATGTACGCGGTAGAACTCCCGTACGGGATTACGGCAGAATTCCGCTACGTCGTAACGCAGACGGAAGCGGAAGGGCCTGAGTATCTTGAGGTCCGATTTGCCGCGACAGATTCGCCCGAGAATTCGCGTAAGGTTTACGCGGGTCCGGTGCGCGTTGACGACGAAATGCTGCCCCCGGAATTGCTCGAGATTTTGGTCGAGCATTTCCTAGGGTAGCGCCGAATACCTAGCGGATGGGGCTTAGGAATTCCTGAGCCCCTTTCCGGTAGCTATCCGGCTACCATTTTACCACAGGGAGGCTAATATGCCTAGCAATGTAGCTACGGAAATTGGCGCTCAGATTTTCGAGAAGTATCTGAGCGCGATGGCCGGAGAAGCCGGGGAATCCGTCGAGGAAACGCGGACGAAATTCCGCTACAAAATCGTCGGCGAAATTCCCGGCGATTGGGTCGGCGATGAGTCGCTCGAAATCTTCGTTACGCTTTGCGTCGAGGATACGCGCGACGGTACGACCGGCTTTCTCGTAGGGTACGCGAATTGCTTCGCGAATCCCGGCGGCAATTTCGAGCTGCTTTGTGTTACCGATTACTTCGAGGGCGCGTTTGTCATCTGGAATTCCCCCGACTATCCCGTCGGGCAGTATTCCGGGCCGATGGCGACTACCGTAGCCTTCGTCTAGCGGAAATACCTAGCGGATGGGAGCTCAGAATTCTGGGCTCCCTTTCCGGTAGCTATTCCGGCTACCAATACCATCACAGGGAGGCTAAATGCCTAGCAATGCCTATCAGGAATCCCTCTGCCCGTTTTCGCTAGAGGGCAAGGATCTGGAAGTCGTAACGGCCGAGGGTCTTTTGCCCGGCGATATCATCGTCCAGACGGGTCCTAAGGCCGGAATTCAGAATCTATTCCAGGTTCTAGAATCCCCGGTTCCTACCGAGAACGAAATGTTCGGCGAGGTCGTAATTCCCGTCGAAACTCAGTACGACGGAGCCGACACGCTTTACCACGCGGGTGACGTTCTGATGATCCGCGTCAAGCGCACGAATTCCTAGCGGATGGGGCAGCGTATTCGGACGGAATACTAGCTGCCCCTTTCCGGTAGCAATTCCGCTACCATACCACCATACAGGGAGGCTATTGTGCCTAGTAATTCCCGCAGCAATTCGCGGCCCAAGAAGGTCGCGACGATTACCGTCCTGGACGACGGAACGATCCAGGTAAATGGCGAGAATGTCACCTGGGGTGACGGCCACGCCGTTATCACCGAGGCTCGGAAGAGCTGGCAGCGAAATCGCGCGGAGAATTTCGCCGCGCGGGTCGCGGAGAATCGCGAGAAGCAGGTCGTAAAGAAGGCCGACCGAATCGCGAAGCTTCAGGCCGAGCTCGACGCGCTCCAGAACGGAAAGGCGGAGGACAATTCCGAGGCGGATTCCGCCGAGGACGTCGCCGCCGCTACGGTAACTGCGTAGCAATGTGGGGCCGGGATTCCGGCCCCCATTTGGTACGCAAACCGCGTATCGCATATCATAAAGGGAGGTCAAATGGACGTCGCGCTTTTGGCAATTCTAGGCGTGCTCCTGGTCGGAATGGTGGCGTGCCTTTTCGCGCTGCCTTTCCTCCAGGCGTAGCGGATGGGCGAGCGTATTCTGTTTAGAATACGGCTCGCCCTTTCCGGTACGCTATTCCGGCGTGCCAACCCTACAGGGAGGTAAAATCAGATGGGAATTACCATCGAAATCTCAGGCCCGAATTCCGTGCGAATTGACGGCGTCAATTACGTCCGGGATTCCGCGCCCGATTACCAGCCTGAGAATAAGCCCGATCCTCGTATCGAGCAGCAGGCTGACCGAATCGTCGCTCAGAGCCTGGAGCTCGGTGAGATGCGCGAGCAGGTCCGCAGTCTGGACAAGGTCAACAAGACGCTGCTCCGCGACATCGAGCAGCTCGAGAATAAGCTGGCCAGTCGCGCCACGCTGTCTCCGTACAAATGGGACGCGCTGGCGACAGCCGAGCGTCCTCTGTTCGCGGACGAACATGGCGCACATGCGTTCACGTCCGTGTTGGAAGCGGACGACGCCCCATGGCTCGCAGAGCTCTGGGATCACTGCCAGCTTGCGCTCGAAGCCAGCTGGGAGAACTGGGACACGCTGAGCACCGACCAGCGCAACAGGTTCACGGCCAATCGCGTCGCCAGGACCCTTGCGGTCGCCGCGTTCGGCCCAGAGTTCCTTCTGAGGTAGCGTTCGAGGGCAGCCACGCCAGAAGCACAGGCTGCCCTTCACGGTGTTTCAGAAGGAGCACCAAACAGAAACATACAGGGAGGTAACACAATGCCTAACATGGTCACAGTCCGCGAGGACGAGATCGAGATCACGGTGTGCAGCTGCGAGAACTGCGGCTGCAACAACGCGATCGAAGGTGGTCTGAACGGATGTCCTGAGTGTCTGCCGTTCGCCACGTCGCTCTTCACGTTTCGCATGAAGGAGAACAACACGCCAGTCCCAGACTGGCTCGCACAGGAGTTCACAGAACTGGCCAGCCCGGTCAGGGCAGGCTAGTGCCCATCCGCTAGGGCGCAGCAAAGCTGCCCTCTCACCGACGAGAGGGCAGACTGGTGCGCCACACCGGAGCACCATAACACAACAGGGAGGTACCAAGCATGGCCACGAAGAAGAAGGCCAAGGCGGTCATTCCGTCCGAGGCGCGTCTCATGCGTGACATCCTCACGCCGGACGGCTTCGAGCGCGAAGTAAGCCGCGACGAGCAGTGGAACAACAACCTGCTCACCTTCACGAACGGCGAGATCACCATCACGATCCGCTTCTTCAGCGGCGAAGGTCGGCGCGAAAGCATCTTCCTCGCGTCCGGTCACGTCGAGTTCAAGGTGCCGGGCGGCGGAGTACGCACGTACGACCGCTACGGTGTCGAGGATTCGTTCTACATCGACAATCCGGCACAGTGGCCGGAGTGGCGTGAGGACGGTCCGCCGGACGTGATCGTCAAGACCAACGAGACGATCAGGCACTTCATCGAGGAGCGCATCCCGGAAAGCCTCGCCCGCATTGCGCGGTCGGAGCAGGTTCCGACGCTTCCGTTCAGCGTGACGCCGGAGCAAAAGCAGGGCATCACGTCCCAGCTGCTCTCGGGCGTCTCGTACTCGTTCATGCCAAGCGGCTTCGGCACTGGCTACACGCTGCACGCTCAGCGTTTGTACATGGCGGAGCGGTCGCCGGCACTTCAGAAGTTCTTCGACGTGCCCTGCGTCTACGTCAGCACGTTCGACGCGGACTAAGCACTAAGCCAGGGTGTAGCAGACTGCCCTCTTCACGAGAGAGGGCAGATTGGTGCACCCGCACCGAATACAACAGGGAGGTAACATGACCGCAGATCTTCAGGCGAAGTATGCCGACAAGATCGCCAAGCTTCTGGCCAAGGCGGAAAGCACGACGCCTGAAGAGGCGGAGATTCTGACCGCCAAGGCACAGGAGCTCATGGCCAAGTACGCCATCGACGAGGCACTGCTCGCAGCTGCTCGCGGCTTTCGCAGCGAGACAGACAAGGTGGTCAAGGAAGAGTTCGTCGTGATCGGGATCTACCGATTCCCGCTTGCCGAGCTCGCCACCAGCGTGCTGTACTTCTGCGACTGCAAGGTCGTCGTGCGCGGCGGAAAGAACCCGCGCGAGATCGATGGCAAGATGTACCGTGAGACGATCGTGTACTGGGGTGTCGGATTCAAGTCCGACATCGACCGCGCTCGTCTGCTCTTCACCAGCCTCATGCTTCAGGCCATCCGCGCTGAGAATGCGTGGTGGAAGGAGAACCGACATCTGCACGAGCACAAGACCCGGAAGGGTCACTACGAGCGACGTCAGTTCCTGTTCTCCTTCGCCAACGCTGCCTT